AACCGTCCCAGCCTTGATAGCTGCAACAAGTTTAGTCATTGCTGCCCAAGCCTGTATCAATATTTTTGCTATTCCAGTCCTATTGGTTATCTGTTGTTGAATATTATAAGCGACCAACGATGCCGTAGCACCTGCAATTGCTGGGCCTATTATATTAAAATTATCAACAACAAAGCTAATTGATGAAGCCAAAGCTGCAAAAGCATCACCTCCAATCTCTGCAAGTTTTGTTAAAGCAGGAATCAAATCAATTAATAATTCCGCAGTCATTTCTTGGAACTCTTTACCAATAGGAATCAATTCTTCTCCTACCGCAATTCTTAACCTATTCATCGCTACTCTTGATCTTGCACCTGCCTCTTCATTAGAAGCAGCAATCTTTTTGGCTAACGGAATATATTCACTTCCTAAACTTTCGATAAACTTACTCAACATGTCTAAGCCAACTGTTCCATCTTTTAAATTCTTTTGCAAAGATTGAGTCGATATATTATTTGCTTTCGCAAATTTCGTTACGGCTCCAGGAAATCTCTCGCCGAGCTGCCCAGAAAGCTCTTCAGCACTCACTTTTCCTTTTGAATAGATCTGAACCATCGCTGTTATCGCCGACTTCACATCATCTGCACTACCAGCCGTACCCTTGATTGCAGCAGTCGTATTTAAGAAAGCTTCTGCTGCATTATTAATATTTCCACCCGAACCTAAGACAGCAGCACTTAATCTTGTCATTCCTTTTATTGCCACTTCTTGCGGCACGTTAAACTCTTCTACTGCTGTCTTAACAGCATCCATAGCGACTCCATAAGAGCCAGAATCTTTAGTAATTTGTTGTAAAGTTAACTGTGCCTTTGAATATTGAGCCGCATAGTCAGTAGAACCACCAATAAATTCGGTGATGGGGCGACCAACCTGCGCCCCAACTAATCCTCCAGTCGCTGCACCACTTTGCCCCCCAAACATCTGACCAATTCCAGCACCAACAGCACCAAACGGGCCTCCAAAATAAGCACCACCTAAGACTGATTGTCCAAAACCTAAAAGTCCTTTTTTACCAAAGCCTTTGCTCCTTCCTTGCAATTTACTTAAAGATTGATTAGTCCGATCAATATCTTTTGTTAATTGTTTAAATGCAGAACTATTTGGAGCGACACTATTCCTTAACTTATCAAGTGAATTTCGTTGCTCATTTAATTTATTAATACTTTTATTAGAGGCAGAAGTCTTTTTAAGAATTGATCTTCTTAAGTCATCAACTGACTTAGAAGTATTTTTCATTCCTTTTGATATTTTTCTTGCATCAAATTTTTGCCCTTTCACTCCTCCCATCGCCTCTTCTAAAGTCGGCTTTCCTGGAGGGAGCAGCTTCTGATTAACTTTTGGATTAACTTCCTTCGCTATAGCTTCTCTTCTTTTCTTTAAAGCTTCATTACCTTCTTTTATTGTTTCAGCTAACTCCTGTTGTTTTTTTTCTATTTTTAAAGTTGTATCTACCCATTCCTTAGAACCTCTTTTTAAATTAGGTAGGAGTTCATTTAAATTATTTAATTCTGCGGCAAAGCCTGTATCTGTTTTTGGATAGGCCAAATCTTTGCCTAATCCCATCGGATCTATCCTGCTTAGTTTCGGTTCTTTAAATCCAAAGAGACTCCTTTTCCCTAATATCGTATCTATCTCTGTATCACTTACTCCTCTAGCAAAATCTCCAAACTTAGGCATCCTTATGCGAGTTTTATCTGCTTGTGTCGAAGCCTCATAACCTGAAATCGACTGTCTATATTCTTTCTCTGCTGCGGCATAAGTAGGAGTCTTAATCCCCAGCATTGCCAAAGTGCTTTGAAATTGTTGCGCCCTCGGAGACTTTGCCGCAAAATCTCTACTTGCTGGCCCAGGGAATTGTTGCCCACCAAAATAAGTTGCACCAATAGTGCCGCCTAAAGAACCAGCAATAGGATCAAACTGTTGTTGCTGAAGAAAAGATTTAACTCTAGTTCTTTGTTGAGCAATCTGATCATCACGAGCAATTGTCTTTGCCCTTATGTTTGCGACTTGATTTTTCGCAACAGCATCTTGAGCAGAAAGGATTCGAGACTGCACTCCTTCTTCTGCGTTAACTTTTGCTAATACTTCTGCATATTTTTTTGACGCAATATTTAAATCTTCTTGAATATTTAAAGCTGCCCTTTGAAGACTATTTAACTTACCTGTCTCTCCAAGTTGTTGTAATTGATCAGCACCAAACGTATGAGTTCCTCCACCAAGGAGCTTTCCACCAGTGCCATACTGAGAAGTTGCTAAAAACCTCGAATTAGATTCCTTAATTAACTTCTGAAACTCTGCTGACCCACCAGTAACTGATCTTATGGTTCCTTTTTGGGTAAAAGGATTCCTGCTAAAGTCCTCTAAAAATTTTTGTTGTTCCTTTGCAAGATTGTCAAAAGTTCTAGTGACAAGTAAAGCTTGAAGAGAAGCTGCTCTTCTCGCATAATCATCACGAGTTCCACCGCCAAGGTTTTTATCCATCCTTGACTCTAATAAGCCCCTATCACCAGCACCAGCAGAGAACCTACCTCTTCTAACTCCTCTTCCTGCATCTAATTCTTTTTCAATTCCAAGACGAGTTTTTAATTCCCTATTTAACGAAATAATGTCTTTCGTTAAACTTTTATACGCTCTTCCTTGAAAATCAGACTGCGCCCTTAGTTTTTGAAAAGCACTAACTTGTCCTTTTATTCCTTCTACACTATTTTTTGTCGCTGCCCCAAACTTGCTTATCTCTTTCTGTAACTTATTAATACTTCCCTCGGATATTTTCGACTGAGAACTAACCTGTTTTAATTCCTTCTTTAAAAACTCAAGATTGCCTAATCCTTCTTGTTTTATACGAACAATCAGTTCCTGTACAGTATCTCTAGCCATTATTTAGAGTCCTTCTTACTAAACTGTTTAAGTGCCGCAGTTTCCATAGTTTGAAGTCCTTCCAATACCTCAGTGCGGTCTTTTATATTGTAGAGGTCAAATAGACCTCCAGCTACTAATAATACTTCATATTTTAATCCAACATACCCAGCCATCGAGACAGTCCATTGCGTTTGCATCTTTAGAAATAAAATAACTGTCTCCCAATTACATTCCCACACCTCAAATTCATCCTTTACTTCTGGACTTTTAGGGATCTCAATACCAAACGCTTTTGCATCTTCTTGAGTTAAATCCTCTACTTGTTTGCCGCCAGAAGCCCAGTAAATAGCGGCTTCTGTTAGTTTCCCTCCTTACCTTTTGAATAAAAAGCTTGAAATGCTTCAACTACACCAGCTACAAAATCAATATCTTCTGAAAACTCTTTTAAATTTGCTTTGGTGAAGGGGATTTCAGTTCCATCTTCTTCTGAAATATCACTCCAACCAACAACAATCTTTTCTAATGCTTTATCTTCTTCTGCTTCAGAAAAAGCATTTAATTCTTTTTTAGCTAATCTTTTAAACTTAATAGTAAATTTCTCTGTTTCAAATTCTCCTGCATTTGTTTCAGAAGGACGTTTGATTTCAACAGGCCAAGGATAGGCTTTTGACTTTCTACGGATAAAGGCCATAAAAAATAATGATATGCCTTATTACAATAGCCCAAAAGAAGGGGGGTATAAACCCCCCAACACTTAGAAGTGACGATTTAATTACTCAAAGATGAGACTTAACTCGTCATTTCCTGCTGTAGTAGGAATCATTGTGTAAGGCACTTCCCACATTGCAATGCCATCCTCTTCACCGTAAGAAATCGCTCCCAAGTCACAACGATCTTTAGTTGTTTGACTAGCAACAAGACCTGATTGAATTGTGACCTTATTAAGAGTAGTAGTTCCATGAGTGAAACTAATCTCACCCAATGTTCCATCTGCAAGTGCAGCCGCAAATGGGTTCCATTGCTGACTACCACCACTAGCTAAGTTCACAGCCTCAACTGTTACAGAACCAGTAATGTTTCTATTAGTGATCAACACTTCAGGGCTGCCACCAACCAATTCACGATAAACAACCTCATTACCAATATCTAATGAGAAGCTGCTCATCTGCAAACCTGTCTCTCCAAAGATCTTGAAGTTAGTAGTATTGCCATTATCAAACAGCACTGGATCTGCTTGCTTGTTGTAACTAGGAGTTAATGCAGTTGCGTCAGAAGGAGCTATGTAAACTCCAGTAAAAGTGAAATCAATAGTAGGAATTTCACCAACACCACAAGTGATAGAAAAACTTCCTTTTGCTCCTTTTACAGTGTGCTGAACACCATCAATGTTGTAGAGAATACTGACTGTAGTAGCGACAGTGGAGTTTGGAATAAACAAATGCTTTGCATCATCTGTTGATTCCCCTGTAAAGCCACAAGCTTCAATACATTCTCCATAATTAGGAGCAAGGTCAGCATCGATTCCAGCACCAACACCTGCCATCTCAACAGAGAAGGTACAAGAAACTCTGGTGTTTGCTTGAAGCTGTTCACTGGCTCCAAAATAAGGTCTAACTAAATCACGACTTACAACATCACTCTCCTGTGGAGTAATACTTAAGTCACGAACTAGAAGACAGTTAGCCGCCTGTGGAGCATTGTAAGTTCCAGCAGTTGACTCTTTCAGAACAGCAATAACTCGTTTGCGTGTTAATAAAGCCATTAGTAATTACCTTGATTGAGATTAAAGAAGGGAAAAGCATCCCAACTCTATTTCAAGAATTTCAATTAATATCATAGACAATATGCCTTGTTAGGGGTCAAGAAAGACTTCCATAAGTAGTTCTGTAATCAACTTCAAATTCACACATGATCAATCCTGCTGGTTGATCTGCCTCTATTAATTCAAACGTAGTAGTAGCAGGACGTATATCTATCGCTAAACCACCTACCGTAGGATCAGTCAATAATTTGGAATGTAAACTTTCAACTGTTGCATCAGCAAGATTATCTGGAATTTTTCCTCTCGAAACAACAACAACTCTTATTCTCAACGTCCAATCAATATGACCTGTAGTTCCCCTAATACTAGGTTGATCATTAGTCCACTCAACAACAATTGCTGGAGACTCACCCCTACTTGTAGGCTCTGGCCTAGACCTATAAATACGAGTTCCTACTCCAGTTGTACCAGCAAGAGTTGTTTTTAATGCTGCTAAGATCCGTTCTCTTTTGCTTGCCATGAGTTAATCCTTCATTAATGAAAGAATACAGAAACTTCCATCATCTACCTTTCTAACACTACGAACCGTATAGCTTGTCCCGTTTACAGTTAAAACAGATTCAAACACAAGTTCTCCTAAATCAGAATTTTTTGCAGTCAACTGATAGTCAGTAGTTAAGACGACACCATCAGCAATAACTTCATCAGGTTGTTCAAGAATACCTTTGTAATTCGTACCGTCATACACAACGGTATCGGAAAAATCATCTAAGAATACATCTATATTTTCAAGAAAAGCCATAAAAAAAAAGCCCCTAAAAAGGGGCTATATAAAATTAACCGTACTTCTTCAAACCAAATCCATTTACAGAGAATGTAAATGACTGACCTGATGAACCGCCAATTGTGTATTTGATGCGGACGTAACGTCTTGCATCATCCTTATTCACAGAAACTGTTTGAGCAGAAGCTGTACCAGTCACCTGAGTGAAAGCAACAGCACCTGACGAAATAGCAGCAAATGAGGAGTTATCAGCAGAATCTTCAATTGTTACGTTGAGAGTTGGACTTGTACCAGCACCAGCAGCAGAGTCCAAAACAAATACAACGTCACCGTCATAAAGTCTTAAATCAATACCTGCTGTTTGGCCTGTAGCCGTCCTAGCTGCTGTTGGATGACCTGCGATCAAATTTAATTTGCCGAGGTTCTGTTGAATAACTGACATTTAAGCTGTCTCCTTTTTAGGAGTAGAAGGTTTTACTTTTGGAGCCGCAACCTTCTTTGCAGCAGGCGCAGCTTTCTTTACAGCAGTTTCAACGACTAATTCAGCCTTGTTACTGCTGATCAACATTCGACCTACGTTTTCTTCTACCTCAAGTGTGGTGCCAGCCTTGTTAGCAAGGCCAGCAACCATCACTCCTCTGATGAGTTTTACCTTCATCAATTTATGTTCCGAGACAGAAAGCAGTTGGCTGTTTAACACCGAAGTCCACATCTTGTAATGCAACTATTCTAACGCTTCCTGATTTGGACATTGCGTATGGGTCAACAGTGATGTCTAAACCAGACCAGAACGCAGCTATCAACTGACTAAAGTCACCGAATAAGCAGTCGTTGTTTGTTAACTGGTTAGAAACAA